CAATATTTTATATCTTGTGGTCTTGATGTGTCTAACTCAACAATACAATCTAGAGCACATCCTTCACACTTAAATTTCATTGTAGCACCCCATCCAATGCCAATTCTACTTCCGCCTCATATTCGTCTTTATCATAAAAACACATTTCTATCGTGCATAAATTAATAAACTCACAGTCAATACATTCGCTCATTTTAGATCGCCTCATCCATTCTTTCTAGATTCTCAAGAATTCCCTCAGCTAAGACATGAAGATCAGCAAAATCAAGTCCTTCAGCATTCATCCTAATATAATCCAATTGTTTGAGTAAATACAATTTTTTATTATCAGCCATTTTAGATCGCCTCCTTATAAAAGTCCTGATTTGCTTCCAAATGATTTAAGATTGCTCGTGTTAATTTAAACCCTTTTGGATCTTGGTCTGCAACCCCTTGAAGGGCAATCTCTCCTAATCTTTCTAACCATGAAGTATGAATATATTGCCTTCTATGAGTCTTAGAATACCATCTTCTTTCATAAGAAGAAGGAATATTTATTATTTTATCAGCCATTATTTAATCAGTCTCCAAAAAACTAGCAATTTCCATTTCAATAGCTTTACAAAAGCCTCTTGTTGAGTACTCATCTGAGTCCTTCCTTATAACTTCAAACCTTCCTTTTAGGTATTGAATAAATTCAGTTTTTTTATCAGCCATTTTTTATTCACATCTCGTGAGCTAATTCGTCAATTAAAGTCATTAAAGCCTTATTCCCATCCCGAACATCGAGTTTATAATCTCGAATAGTTGCTTCATTATTAAGATAAGCATTGGATGAGGGATAAGTTTGAAAGACTATATTCAACCGACTCATTAATTTTTGTTTATCCATTTTCTAAGCCCTCTCTATAGATTATATTTTCAAGTTCAATTGCTTCTGCTTCATAGGTATCTGGATCAATTCTTCTCAGCTCTTCTGCTAAATCCTTTAAAAAGTTAATATCTTCTATATCCATTTTTTATCACTTTTATTTGTTTGTACTAATGTATATACAGATAGTCACCCTTATAACACTTTTCCTCTAAAGGTTTGTTTCTGTTTCTGCACGTAATAACTTTTTATTCCCCTACAAAATCGAACCATTGTACTATCTATATCTCCAGGATGTACATCTTTATATCCAATCTCCTTATTCCCCACATATCCCTTCTCTAAATGTACAACCAATGCTTTCTTTCCCTTTTTAACAAGTATGCTGATCTTATGTCTTCCCATATAATAACGAATATTACTCATTTCCAATCACCTTCTTCAGCAACATCAAAATGAATAGAATCAATTTTTATGTGTGTATTTGTAAACACATTCTTTTGAATAGTTAACCTATTTACAAGTTCACAAAATTCAATTCCTACAAATATTAATTTAGAGTCTCTAAATGGGTTCCTATAACCCACATAATAAAGAATGTAGTTGGGCGCCTGAACGAATATCTTAACCTTCATAGATCTCTCTCTTTCAGATTTTTTCTTTTCCATTCCTGAAGAAAATCATACCCTGCAGTCCCTTTGTCAACATTGATAGAACCACCTTCTCTCCTTATTTTTAAGGGATCATCCGTACTCTCTTCCTCATCTTCAGGTAATTTTAAACTGGATTTAATTTTATTTCTTACTAATCTTAAACCATATAAAATAACATCAGTGTCTGTTTTGTATGCGTATACCTTTTTCCCGGCATCCATAATGATCTGATAGAGTTCATTACAACGAAAACTTTTTTTAATAATTCTGTCCGACATACTACGTACTACAACTCCTTTTTATTTTCTATTATGAAAACTTTTGAGGGTTTTTGATTTGCGTCTATTATCCCATTAATACAATCTCTAATAAATTTCGATAGATCATCATACCCTACAATATGAGCGTACAAGAACCATCTTCCCTTTTCCTCCGATTTAATTCTAAATGTTATCCGATCATCCTTCATTTGTTAGCACCTCCGTACTTACTATAGAAGAATTCAAAACCCTTTTTAATACTTTTCTTCTAAACAATTGTCCGTTCCATTTCATAAACATCTACCCAGACAAATTCTATTAAATATTTAACTAACATCCATTGTCATAAGGGGCTGACTTATACTACAACTGAAGAAGACTGACTTAGAATTTTTCACACCTTTTAAGAAAGTTTTGTAGTACGTAGTACATCCGACCTAAAATTAGTTCACACTCTAAAACTTTCCTTAGACTATATTTAAATATTAAGACTCCCTATTTATTATTAATGATGTCTATGAAAATAGCAAAGGAATATTTAGAGCATAGAAAAAGACTTGAACCCTTAGGATATGAGGTTATTGGAATTACTCATGATAAGGAGAGTGACATCATACTTATTAAGGAAAGAAAATAATATATAATTATGCATACAAGCATTGGGGATGTAAAAGCTATTCCTTTCGGAGTAATGTCCAAAAAGGTTTTCCCTGCTTATTCTCTTTATAGTAACCCTTTATGTTTTGGGTGAGACGAAGTCTTAAATGATGGATCTATGAACCCAAAACTCTGTACCTAATATTAGGTTTTCAAATCTATAAAATTTTAAGTAAGCTATTAATAAAATAATATTAAAATATATTCTAATATTAAAACTTATTAATATGCAAAATAATACTATATTATAAAATAACAATACTTGTTTTTTGTCTTGATGGCTAGACCTTCATATACTCCATTTATAGAGATCACACTGAAAACATTTCCAGACCTCAAGGACAATAAAAAGAAACTTGCCAAAAAGGTCGGATGTTGTGAGAAAACAATAAAAAGGTATTTTGAGAGTTTAGCTTCAAAAGTCCCATCAGACAATAACCTCACTCCCCTTAACAATCAAGATATTTCCGATAATATTGAATTCCCCAATAACCAGGTCCTTACATTCGATAAATCAAATTCCTCCAAATCGCCAAACATGGTTGGGTTAGTGGAAGTCAATCTTAATCGAATATTACAGTTGGGCACTAATGATGCCCGGATACTTAATACGGCAATCTCATTTTTAGATAAGACCAGTCAATTCATAGTAGAAGATCAATCAGAAAATAATCGGGGATTTGTTGATTATCAAGATATTACGGAAAAACTTACAGATAAGCAATTAAATATATTTAATGCTATGATTCGAGAGGGTTGGGTATCATTACTCGGTTCTCGTAAGACCGGCAAAACATTCCTAATGTCATCCGCTGCTACTTATTTAGGTTCAAGAGAGAGACTTGAGATTCATGTCCTTTCAAGCAAGAAGGATACTGCAAGCCATATTATTACTCAAGTTATTATAATTGATGCTGAACATAAATTGAATCTTTTTAAAAGACCGGCAAAAGAACAAATTATTTTTAATAATGATACCAGGATAAAAGCTCATTCCAATACTCTAGCAGATACGGGCACGTATGAAGCTGACATCCTTATAATTGATGAGGCTCAAGAAGTGGAAGAGGAAGTATGGGCTAAAATCATTCCACAGTTAGCAACCGGGAGAAAGATGAGGGTATGGATATTCGGTACGGCAAAAGCCGGTACTCCATTCTATAATTTTTGGTTTGGTATAAATCCTAAATTCAAGAAATTTGAGTTAGGAATGGAAGATGCTATTTGGGTTCCGGAAGAATCTTGGGATGCCATTAAATCCCTAATGTCTGATAGAATGGTGAGACAAGAACTAAAAATGGAGTGGGTAGAACCTGAAGGTGCATTCTTTAGGGCCGAAGATGTTGAAGCAGCATTCGAAGATTATCCTGAGGGATTCAAAAGAGATTATTTAGAAATTGTGTGTGGTGTTGACTTCGGTCAAGGGCATGAGACAGTTATGGGAAATATGGCTTATAGGAAAGAACATATATATGAAATTGAATCATGGGGTATGTTTAATCCTACAAGTGATATGATACTAGCAAAGGTTAAGGAATATGGTAATAGATATAGTTCTTTGTTTATTATGGAGGGATCACCATTAGGAGGCTTTGTACGAAGAGATGTCGCAGATTTACGATTTAAGTTTAAAACCTCTAATTTCTCGGTTCATAAAGATAAATATTGGTTTGCTCTGAATTTTCTCTTAAATAATCATTTAATACATTTAAAGACTCCAAAATTAAAACAACAACTCCTAAGATATATAGGAGATAAGATTGATGATGATTGGGTTGATATGTTATTACATACAGCCTATTACTATTTTAATAAATATTATAAAAATAATGAGAAGTGGATATTTAATAGATGAGTGAATTCTATGGGCCATGGGTAGATACTCCAGAGTCTTCAAACGTACTCCGGTTTGCGTATGCTCTAGCTAAGTTACGGGTGGCTTTTCAAAACGGGAGTGAATATGAATATTTCGTGCCACCTTACTATTATAAGGCTATGAAAATGGCACCAAGTAAAGGGAAATTTGTATTTAATTATTTAAGAAAGGCTAACAAACCATATAGATTAGTGAGAGGTCCATTCAAAAAGCCTCTTGGAGAGGTTCGAAGGGAAGTTCCCTACAAAACTGAGCCCGGGAGACCGAGAAGAAAACTTGGAGAGAAGGTTATGAGAGGTCCATATAAGGAAAAGGAGTTAGAATGGGAAGGAGGCGATCTATGGTAAATGGGATTCTTTAACCGGGATAGAGCAAGTAAGTACACCAAAAATGTATATGTGCCATCTATATTAAAGATGGCTGCGGTAGATTATTCTAATCCAAAACATAGGTTGAAACGACTTGATGAAGATCCAATTGCCGGAAACCTAGTTCTAAAGACCGCAGAGTTAATTACTGCAAGACCTCCCCTATTTCTTGATAAGAACGATAATGAACTTGATGAAACACGGAATACATGGGAAGACAATCAATATAATAACTTATTTAAAGAAGTTATTGAATCTACCCGAACCCATGGTTATATCGTATGTGAGGTTCTTAAAAAACCCATAAATGATAGGACCTGGATTATTCATGATTCCTCAGATATTCAAACAATAAAATATAAAGACTTACAAATTGAATCTTATAAGATCCTACCTATACTTGAGGGTGGTGTTGAGACCTCGCTTATACATGCTCCAGTTGCGAGAGAATTATCACCAGACAAGGTTATTCATTATTATGTCGGTCGGTATGACCGGTCATTACAAGGTTTAGCGATTATAAGACGATGTTGGCATGCCTTAGTTAGATTTACAGAAATATTTGAGTCTATGGCTATGTATGATTCAAGAATAGGAAATGGGATTTTATTAATTATTGTAGACCCGGAGCAATATACTCAAGAATTAGATTCATTACATAATGCTGTAGCAAACATTAATAATCGTAGATATATGATTCTAAAGACCAGTGCAGAGGGGAATCCTCCAGATATGAAATTCTTAGGCTCCTCTGCTCCAATCGATTTCCCTACTGACTTAGAGACTTGTTTAAAGATTGTTGCGGGAGCTTCTGGGTTCCCGGTTAGGTATTTAATAGGAGATCCTAAAGGTGCCCTGAGTGCCGCGGGAGAAGATACAATTGCAGTATGGGAAAACCTTAAATCCATATTTGGAGAATATAAAGGTTTTATTAGGAAGATTATTTCTTGGCAAGAAGACGGAGAAGCTCTAAATGAAAAGATTGCCAAGATTGAATTTGATGATGGCGGACACCTTCCCGAAGAGGGAGCGGTGCTTAAATCAAAAGAAGAAGGAGGAGGGATGGATAAAGACAAAGACTCCCTTACTCCTACTGATATTATTAGACAAAAAAAAGAATTAAGAGGTATAAGTTAATGAACGAAATTGAGCCGGATAAGACCGAGCCGGAACCACAACCTGAAACAGAAAGAGATGATAAGGGCAAGTTCAAGAGGAAAGGACCAGAGACTCCGAAGGAAAAGGAAGTAAAGACGGAACCCGAACCCGAAACTCCTAAGGAAAGTGATGAGGAATATAAAACCAAGTTCGAAGTTTTAGCTAAAGAATTGAATCAATTGCGGATCTTTAAGGCGAATAGACTGAAAGAAATAGATGATTTTGAAGCAAGAGTGAAGGCACAGCGAACTAAAGAAGACCAGAAGCTAAAAGGCTTTAAAGAGGAGAAAAAATCCGAAGGTGATCAAACTATAATCGCACCATTATATAAAAAAATGTCTTTTAAAAATCTCACAGAAACATCTAAGAAAATGAGGAAGAAATAATGTTTATCAATAATTATAGGGAAAAGACAGCCCTTAAACCCACAATGGGAGCAAATATGAGAGAGAATTATCATGGCAAATACAAAAATTAGTGAAATATCTGAAGGAGGAGTAGCATTAGGAGAAAACAAATTCACGGAAGGTCAATTATTAGATGCGGCTATCGCTGCGGGAGAACTTGTAAAGGCAACAGCAACCGGAATTGCTCTAGGTAATACAGCAGATGGGGACTATCTTGGAATAATGAAGGAGCATGAAGAGATTGATCTTGATACCGACATTACAGCAGCATTATATGGAGATGTAATTACTGAGGGATATTGTGCCGTAAGGATCGTTAACCCTGCCGCTACTAAATATCCCGGCACATTGCTTTTTGGAGTTGTTGCAACACCAGGTGCCTTAACCATTGTTGTACTTGGATCACCAATTGCAGTCTTGGAAAGAACCATTGTCACCGGCGATACAGTAGCCTTAGTTAAACTCTTGAGGTAATCATCATGGTAGATATTAAAGGTCTTACTGAAAGAGAATGGAAGGGAATTGATAGCCAAGTAGCCAAATTAATGCGGGAGCCTATTGTATATCGGAATCTCCCAAGTGGAATGCAATTAGGTAAGGGAAAGAATAAAGGAGAATATTATCAAGCAACCGATGTATTCTATGTAAATGAAGGCAAAAGATTTGCGTATGAGGATAGAAATGTTGGAGCTAGAAAAGTTAGGGATAATGCAATTACATATCTGACATTGCCAATTCATGTCGATGAGAAGGATATTGATGCTTCCAGTGGAGAAAGTATTACTCCTATATTGGTTTCACATGAAATTGAATGTAGAGCGAAGATGCAAGAGAGGATCCAAAACGTTGTCATTCACGGAAGCACCCACACTGGAGGGCGTGGAATATGTACCTTCCAACAAGATGAGGAAACAACCTATGCATTCGCAGCAGCCGGAGGAGCATGGAGTACTACTGGCAATTGGTTCACAGATTTAGAGTCCGCAAGAGCACTTCTAAGAGCAGCCCACATAACACCTCCCTATAAATTATGGATGACCCCTGGTATTCAACCCGACCTAAGAAAGGTTTTTCATGTAACCAGTGGAATATCCGATTGGAGAACATTTTTGCAAGATTATATGCAATTTGGAGTTATCTCGGGTCAAGAGGGATCACAACCATTCGTACCGCAAATTGATCAAGTCATTGAAACCGATTCGCTTTATAATGGAGCCTTAACCACCGGTACACAGGCCTTCCTATTATGGAAGGATGATGTTAATTGTAACTATATAGCAGAATCCTATTCAATCCATAGAGCAAATATACCGAATAAGCCATTTGAAGGCGACATAGATTATGCACTTCGATGGGCAGGATGTTTCATTCCTAAGAATCCTAAAGGTGCGGTCTATTGTCATACTGGAACGACAACCACAGCATATTAAAGGAATTTTCTAAATAGTGGTTTGAGAGCCACTTTAAATTTTTTTTAATTCTCAAAATTTTAATTTCAAATAAAATTCAAATAAAAAAAGATGTGGTCTAAATAGCGTCAAGTGGATATGGTGTTGAATTAACTGTAGAAGGTGCCTGGGCATCAGTATGGGATACAGCCCAGTTCGATTTCATTAATATAATTATAGGTACACAATTCAATTTTTGGATAACTGATGATTCCGCAACAGATATAACAGATACCGCAATAGTTGATATATTAAAACAAGAAACCCATATTTTATTTGGGTATTGGAATGCTCTTATTAAATCATCTGGAGTTAATAATCCATGGAACTTCATTATGGTATGGTTAAGAGAAAATCTTTCAGGGGATAAATTCCGCGACCAATATTCTGAATTAATTAAAAAATGTAGAGAAATTGTATCCGGAAATATAAGAGTCTTATCCGGAAAATGGGAAACAAAAGATTTTAATTATGGAGTGAAATTATGATATATTTAGCAAGAGATGGATATTATATAGCGTATGCTGTAGGAACAGTAGATCTTACACAGTGGGATAATGCTCAGGCACCCCTCATAGTAGGAGAGCTTAATGCGATTGATAAATTTATAAGTGCCAATGTGACTCATACTAAACCACGAACTAGAAATATTAATCCCTTAACAGCCTCACATTACCCTAAAAGGATAGAGACGGGTAAACTCTTAGGAAAGACAGCAAATACTCATTACCTTCAAACGGGAATAATGACTCATTGGGTTATGGGAGCATGTACTACAGCAGGAGTAGGTGATCCTTTTACAAAAACCATAACAAAAGCAACCGATGAGAATCCTATTAGATTAGCTACTCATTTTGAAAAAAAGGGCACTACAGCAAATCGCAGAAAGGATACAATGGGATACGTTCCTAATCAATTAGAAATAACAGTCTCAGAAGCAGATACTATAGCACGACAGACCTATACTGGGGAATTTGCTTTCACTGGTGCTGGTGCTAATCTAGCCCAACCTGCTCCTTTTACCAAAGCCAATTTGCCTATATATGATTGGTTTGACTATAAAAACTCTAGTGGTACATCAGAATTCAAATATAATGGTGGTGCTATAGATGTTGATATTATAGACCTTACTATACGATTCGGATGGACTGATTCTTTATTTGGAGTATTTGATCAAACCAAATATCCCAGAAATGGTCTAGTTGTTCCTCCGTTTATACATGAGGTTGATATAGGTGCACGAATTATAGATGCGGGAAATACTTCTATACACACTATTGCCGATACCGTTCATACTAGCTATGCCGGGGATCTTAATTTCATAGCTGATTTCTATAAGGGAGCAAACGATTATCTCAAATATAATAATAATAAGATGTATGTCGATCCTGAAAGCTATGAAGAGGTATTTCAAGAAGAGGGAGATTGGTTTGATGGGGTACGATTCACACTTAAACTTTTTGATGAGAATTCTAGCCTTGCAGTAGAAGAGAAGTCATTATTAGATAAAACATACTACGAGAATGATTAATGTCCGATATAACCAATATTCAGAATAGGAATTTAGGAAACCTTCTAAGGATATTTGGAAGCAAACAAGCCACAGATGCCCTTAAAGAGATGGCTAAAGTCAAAGCATCCACATGGACAGATATTAAGGATACCGTATCTGATTTAAGCACTCTATCTACCGGAGGGGGTACGGGAGCTATCATAAACTCCTTTAGGGATACTATTGAGTTATCATTAGAGGGAGCAATTTCACCCTTATCAAATGAGGTTAACCAACTCATAACCGATTGGATGACTGAAAATATCACACCTTTTCTCACAGATATATCAAATGATTTAGCAAATTTCATTAGTGAGAATAGAGTCGGAGGTACTGCCGGGGGTATAGCAGGACAGATTCTTGCTTATTTCATACCCGGCGGACGTATATGGGAAATTGTAGGTTCCTTAATAGGTGCTGCCATAGAGGACTTCTTTACAAATCCTAAAAGCCCATCAGATCTATGGTTTGGAGGTCTCTATGATTTTATCCAGGATTTTGAGGATAAAATGTTTGTTGATGCAGAGAATAAGTCTAAAGAGGTAATAGAGTTAACGAGGGAGGAAATAGTAAGAAACCGTAGATTAGGAGGAGAGACCCTTACTGCTATTAAGAACGTAGAAAGAATAATTAACGAGAATTTTGTTGAAGAACAAGAAGAGAGAAGGCAAATAATAGAGGAACAGAGAGTTCAGAGACGGTTAGGTATACAAAGGGTCTTTTGAGGTGATTAATCATAGCGACAGCACTCACACCGGGTAAGATATACTTCATAGAATCTAAAAATGGAGTAGATGATTGGATAACTGATCATGGTGGTGATCCAGACCTTATAGATTTGGATAACTATACTGGTGGTAATGCTGAAGGAATTGGATATGTCGAGATTAATATGCCGGAAGGATTCTCAATTACTGATTTTACCGGTGCTGTAGTTACTGCATCTGGTAGTGGTAGGTCTTTTGATCTTAGACGTGAGAGACGTTTTACTAGGGCACTTGCAAGAGGTATAGCAACATCCCTTACAAATGCTAATTTAGTAGCTAATTTCTTTATGCTACCAAGACATACTTCGGGAGCTTCAGCCACGTTTGAACGCTATTATTTAATAGGATATTTAGGAACGAATGCTCATGTTGGATTCATGGATGCTAATGGTACTCAACAATCCTATTGTAAGGGAATTACAATTGCTTGTACGAGGCAATGGAATCCCGGTAATGATCCTATTAATTGGTTATTAAGAATAAATTGGGAAAGTGTATGGTCGTGAAGAAAAAAAAAGATCTATTGTTGGATTGTACTGAATTAGCTATATGGAATCAGTTTAAGAAATATAATAAAATCAAGTATATATTTTTATTTTTAATGGGTTTTTTTAGTGGTATTATTTTAATTGCTCTGGTGTTGTTGCTAAAATGAAGTTTTATAGATTTAAGGATCTTAATATTACAAGTTCTAGAAAACCATCTAGTACTCATTTATTTATTGAAACTTCAGATGGGGATCTCTATCTTGTTGACTCTGTAGATAATACTAAAATATATAAATCTACAGATAAAGGGGATAATTGGTCAGAAATAGAAGATCGCACATATACAATTCAGGGTATATGGTATGATCGCACTAATGAAAGATTATATTGTCATTCTACTACAAATTCAAATGCTAATCATCAAATGTTTTATATTACTCTCTCCAATGATGTTATAACAGAGATGGGAACGTTAGTCACTGTCGCATGGCAATTTCAAGTTGCTCGGGACATATTTCCCATAGGTTCTGATTGGTATATTACTGCTGTTAACGAAGTTGGGCCAGACCACATGGTTCAGGTATATAAGTGGACTGATCCTAATTGGGTATTAGATGCCCAAGCAGAGCCCCGTGTAGATAACCCTCATGCTTATAGATCCTATTTTGTAACAGTAGTTGGTACTGATGCATATTTCCTTACAAAAGAAACAAATCTTGGAGATCAGGTTCATCTTATGAAATTTGATTCAACAGTTCCCTCATTAACTACCTTATTCTCTTCTGACGATTATCGTGGAGCTCGAACTTCTCAATATGCATTAGTTTATGATGATTCTAACATCATTCAATTTGTTTTACAGAAACAAGGAGATAGTTTATATTATTTAATGGCATGGAATATATCAGATTCTTCTATAACAGAAGGAGGGGTATTTGATGTTTCTCTAATGTTGGATCGTAATAATTCTGGGACCGTCCCTAATGAATTTGAGAAGGTATTTGGGATCTCTAATGAAATAACATATGAAATCAAAGCTAGAAGAGGCGGCATAGTACAATTACAAGATTTATCTGCTCAATTGTCTGGGAATATTGTCGCTATAACCGATAGTTTTCTTCTTGCTGTTAATGATGGTACATGGGATGTTTATGAATTTACCGACGTCTCAAGTGAGATCGATGAGATTGAATATGATTACGGAATAATAGGAATCCCCCAATCGGGCAAGTTTATAGTCCATCCCGACTTTCAAGCCAATTGGAATAAGGGTGACTCAATTAAAATCTACGACCAATTCGATGCCTTAGAATTCTGGGGTATAATAAAAGATAAAAATAGAGATGATAGAGGGTTCTATGTATTCGATATAGACTCATTTGGTAATGAAGTCTATAGGGTACAATACGATAAGGATTACAGTGCCGATGATTTAGATACCAAACAAAAAGATATTATTGATAATAAATGTGATTTTTGTTATAGATCCTCATCTATAGTGGGTACTACCACCACATTTGATTATAAATATAAGAGAGCTATTGCTTACCTATTCTATTTAGGAAGGTTCTTGGAAAGACAAATACCGTATATAGAACCGGATGGTAAGGTATGGACTAAAGCCTATGATGGTCTTGCTAAGAATGCGATGATATATCCCGGTACTTGGAATTTTAAAGATGATACCGTAGGTTCTGCACCAAGTGGTTGGACTGATTTTTCTGGGGCAAGTTGCACAGCGACCATAATCTCATCGTTAGGAGGACATAGAAAGGTCTTAGAGTTATCAGATAATAATGCTGCGGCAAATGCCTTTATAGAGATCAATCTTATCCAAGGTTTAGACTCTACTTGGGAATTCTATTTTGCAAAAAAGTCAATTGCGGCTAACACAGATCTTAGAGTATATATTAGAGAGGGTGGAACAATTCTATTAACTTTTAGATTTCAAGATAATGATATGGATTATTATGATGGTGCTTGGAAAAGTATAAAAGATGGGTTTATTGTTGCTAATACATTTTATCATATTAAAGTAGTTTTAAATGATTCTGCCAATACTTATGATGTTTATATTGAGGGTATTTTAGAAGGAAATGATCTTGCATATTGGAATAATAGCACTTCTGGGTCAAATGGAATATCACTTTTTACAGATTCAACACATACCGGATATATTGGATATTATGATGCAATTGGCTTATCCACAGATCCCACCTATACCGTAGGGGATAACTCCGTAGGTTGGGAGCTTTCAAACCATTGGCAAAATGCTCACTTCATAGACATTCCCGATATAAGAGATATACAACCCGGTTATTTTGAGGGTAATACCGGTATTACAAGAGCCACAGTTAGATATAAAGACAATACATTATCTACTAAACCAACAATTCCCGGTAGTGGAAAAACCGAGGAAGAACAGTTAAAGGGGATATTACCATTAGAAGAGTTTGACGACCCTAAGATAGAGGCATCAACCGAAGCTGATCAATTAGCTACTAATCTTCACGCTATATTCTCATTAGATACTGTATATCTAACTCTATTTGTAGAAGGACAAGGGTTCTTCCTACCGGGTAGAACCTTAGAGATTCAGAGTTCAGACCAAATTATTGTAACAAAAAACGATTATGTTATATTACAATACACCAGGGATCCTAAAAATGATAGGTATTATAATATAATTCTATCCGATAATATCGTGCTCACTAGCGAATTTAAAACACTTAACGATACCTCTCCCAAACAATTGAGGACAGCTTTAGTCCAATCATTTGAGAATCAAGCTGATGTTACTATTAATGTTACCAATATTGCTATCAATGTTACCAATATTGCTACCAATGTCACTGATATTGATGCACTTAATTCAACTATAAATCAGATCCTCATGTCTGGAAAAGATGGATTTGTTAAAACAACTGGGTATGGGGCAGTATATATTGTTCTATTTTCTGATGTTAATGCTGGGATTCTTTCCACCTTCTATGTAGGGTATGGGGGCTCCTTTAAGCTTTCTATCATACATAGTGGTACTGATAATAATTTTGGTAAAACTGCAGGGGGAGTATTATATATCAATTATGATGTTGATGGAGGTCTTGAAACATGGGATATAGGTGCTCAAGATTTTAATTTGCCTTTGGAAGATACTAGGTATTTAAAAATTGAACAATTTGGAACGGCTTTTACTGTTGCTAATAATTCAAAAGTAGGTGTATTATGGAAAAAAGATAATAATGCAGGAGGAGCTTTAGGTACTTTTATTATATACGGAATGTTCTTAACGAGACAATAAGAGAATGGAAAAAAAAATTAAAAAGAAAGATAAAAATATACTGGTCAGAATTACTCACGATCTATGGATTCAAATGAAGTATGTTGAGTCTATCAAAAAAGCGAAACAGGAGGTGACACAGCGAAATGCGAATGAAAAAGTTTAGAGAGATATTAGACTTACTTCCTCCCAGTGAGGATCTTAATAAGGTAAAGGTCGCTCTCGAAGCGAAAGCAAAAAAAACTAAAAGTTTTATATTAAAATGTAAAAAAATAGGAAGATATTTAGTGGAGATTTATTTAATCATTAGCTATTTATTGCAGACTATCGGCATCCTTTAATCTTTTTTTTTATCCTCTTCCGATTTTGTAATATAACCCCTCTTAGTTTTCCAATTCTAATGTTATAGTATATATATCATCACACTTTTTAATTGCTCTAATAAAGAATTTTTTATCATCTGCAGCAACTTTTAATAATTCTTCTACTGACATTTCAATCTTTACATTCTTTACAATTTCTTTACTTTTTAATAATGCTCTTCGTTTAGCTTGATACTGACGCATGTACTCCTTGGTGTTGGTAACCATTATAATTCACTTTTGCGGACGGAGGGAGGGAAAAAAGAAGAATATATACAATCTAATTAAAAGACGAATTTACGAGGGAAAAATAGTTGTGTGCCAAGACGATAAACCCTCTGAAAAACCCTCCCTCACGCCTGTCGCAGTTATTACTTTAGTTTTTTCCTCCATTTTTCCTGTTCATAATACTCATCTAAATATTTTCGGATACAATACCTCCCAAACTCAGAGAGGTTAGGAAATACACCTCTTTTCAATAATACTGTTATTTCCCGTTCTACCGAGGGAGTAATTAGGATATTTATTCTTTCCGAAAGAACCCTCTCATTATTGAAATTGGATTTTGCATCCCACGCCTTATATTTCTTATGTTTTGGTATTTAGTTTCCCCTCCCATTTCTTTTTCATTCCAAAGATTTCAGTTACTACATTGATTTTAGGGCATCCTCCTGCAACAATCTTATTAATCTTATTCAAATCGTCAAGGAACTCTTTGATAAGATCCTCATTTTCTTGTTTTATTATTGGACAATTTCCATAAAAGAACTTAGGACATTTTTCACTCACGGTTTATCTTCCTCCAGGTATTTTTTCATACTATCATGTATTGGTCCTCTTGTATCTCTTGCCCACCATTCGAGTTCTTCCTTCTCGACTTGATAATAATGAGAAGGTACTCTACCATCACTGACACATTTATTATCGGCATAATTCCATGCTACACACATCTTGGCTTCTGTCGGCTCTTTTTCTTTTTCTAATAAATCTTTAGTTTTAGCAGACATCCCACTATATTCTCTAAGCTTTTCATAGTTAATATCTTGCTCCGATGGGTTATGCCCTTCACACCAGACTTCATTGCTCGGAGGTTTCGAGTCGGTTTTGCCATTGAGGACTTCAACGTCTAAAGAAGGTTCGTTATCTTTAGAAACCGTTTTCCCGCCACCGAGCTTGTCTATTGTATGTTGTAAGCTTTTAGCAAAATATTCTTTATCATAATCAGTTTGCTTTTCTTTTTGCCATCCCACTAATTTTTCTCCTAAATCCCGCAGAACCTCTTCTATATTAGTTTGCCTTTTATCTATTAAAACTAAAATATCATCGATACTATTCTCTATCCCTTTATGATTGTGTTCTTTCAGCTCCTTAATCTCTTTTGCTTGTTTCTCAAGATGTAATCCATGTTGTCGATGGTTATTTGATATACATTCCTTCAGCTCCGAGAGTTCTTTCTTTAAATATGTGTGTTTTTTTCTATGCCCCTCATAAGCTTCTTGGTATGCCTTAACTATACCTTCCGCCCTATTAATATAAGTTGTAGTTACTACATTTTCAGTTAATATTAAATCAGTCTTCTTTTCCAGCTCGGTCATATAGTGCCGGAGCACCATCTCACCCTTACTATAGGCATAATCCTCTGCATCATCAACTATCGGCTTGTCACCCATGGCTCTTCCTCCCTTTTTCGATATATTTTTGAGTTACATCAATTCTTTTCTCTAAATCGGTTATTCCTAATATCCGTTTTAAATGTCTTAAATTTACCTTGTTATTATTGGCATCCACTAATGAACTTGGAGGATCTCCATAAACAAAATTAATCCAAAAATCAGTTATTTCCTCCATTACTTTCTTTCTCATCTCGTCACTCATGATCCACACCCCACAGCTTTAGCTTGTCCAACCGAAATACAATATAGAGTGGTTTACGGTTAACAATCCCTATTTCGATCTCCCTTGGTTTCTCATCTGTAGCAGGAAATCTCGCATCAACAGGGATCCCATCTCCTAATGTAGGATTCCAATTCTCATCAAAGATATCCTCGATATAATGAAAGTGTTCACTCATTTCTTTTCCTCCGTTTTATAATCCTTTCTCTAATCACCTTACACTCCTTAATAAATATCTTATCTGATACCGTCAGGTCAGCTGACCGCCTCCTCTTATTCTCAGTAGTCTCTATGAGGTCGTCCAAAACCGTTATGAGATCCATATCTTTATCAACCGACATTATTCAAGCCTCTCTATGATTTTAACGGGTTTATTTCCTTTATATCCTGGAATTCTTACAAATTTCTTAGGATCAAAATATTCTTCAGTTCCCTCAATAACTGCTTTTTCATATCTAACCGTCTCTAAATCAGCATTGATTTGGTTTCTTATAGCATTTCTTATATATTCAGACCTAGAAGGCACAAGTCCCACATCCATTAACTTTTGGATATAATAAAGATCTATACGAGGAACATTTATAGTTATGATCTTCATTTCTCCATGTTTTAAAGAGCCCATGATTAGCCTCCCTTCGCTTTTCTTATTTTACTCTGAATCGCTTTCCAAACCCTCGTTTGTTTGTCTGATAAGTCCCATCCCTCACTGTCATACTTCTCAAAGGTATGAAGGCATCCCACCTCAAAATCAGAGAGTACAATATAGAACTTAGGATCGACATGATATTTAGACCCTACACTCTTAGTCTCAGCGATCTCGGTTGTTTTCACTTCCTCCAGTGGCGTAAGAGCTTCTGTTTCTTTTATCCGTCTCATTTCTACCTCTGCTCCTTTCTCATTTCTACATCGCTCCTGCTCTTTAATCTCTAAGGTGTTCAGTTCCTTATACGCCATCTCTTTCATTTCCATAATATCAGACTCATCACCTTCGATTACTATTCCAATATTATAACCGATATTATTCCCATAATCCCAGGCATATTGCCTGCCGCGGTGGATCGTTATTTCTTTAACTTTTGCCATTATTTCACACTCAACCTCGGTGTAAGGTCAATATTAAACTCTTCAAATAATTCAGGGTAATGTTTCTTAAATTCCTTCTTATCAAAAATATAGTTTATAGAAGTGACGGTTTCCTCAGTAGTGAATTTATCAACCTCTTTTGCATGATCCATCCTACAACCGCCAACATCGAAGGATTTAGGATAGTTTACCTTGACTTCTACA